CTGCAAAGGAAAAGGCCAATACTCTGCTACAAATCATTGGTGTAGGGGACAAGCTCTACGAGCTGGAGCAAGAAGAGCAGGAAATATATAACCGGCGCAGGACTATCGGTCAGATTGCAGATCAGAAAACGAAATTCGCGAAGGAACAGCCTTTTCATGCGGATGCGCCTAAGGAACCAATTTCAGCTTCAGAACTGATTAAGCAGCAACAAGCGATACTTGCTAAGAATGGTGAGAATCAGCGTAAAAGAGATCAGGCATTACAACTACATGTTGAAAGAAATCGTCTTGCTGAAAAAGTAAATATGCTCAAAGAAGAGCTTGAAAAATACCAGAAGCAACTGATTCAGGCCGATTCGGATATGGAAACCGCTTACAAGACTGCTGAACAGCTTCACGATGAATCCACCGAAGAACTTGAAAACAATATCACTAATATTGAGCAGATCAATGTTAAGGTCCGGGCCAACCTCGATAAGGACAAGGCCGAAACGGATGCGCTGGAATACAGCCGACAATATGATGCCATGACAAAAGATATTGAGGATATCAGGAAAGCCAAAACAGATCTCCTGAAGGGGGCTGACCTCCCGCTGGATGGCCTGTCTGTTGTAGATGGTGAGCTGGCTTACAACGGTTTCAAGTGGGACAACATGAGCGGATCAGATCAGCTTAAGGTATCGACTGCGATAGTCCGGAAATTGAATCCAAATTGTGGTTTCGTATTGTTGGATAAATTGGAACAAATGGATTTGGATACACTGAATGAATTTGGGCAATGGCTGGAAAGTGAAGGACTGCAGGCCATAGCTACAAGAGTTAGCACGGGAGATGAATGCTCTATCGTAATTTCCGATGGTTATGTAGTAGGTAGGGAACCGGAAACTGAACCAATTAAAAAGGCCCCGACTTGGAAGGCAGGTGAGTTTTGATGCATGTTACAAGAGGGAAGATGATTAAGCCACAAAAAACGGTGATTTATGGTCCCGAGGGCGTGGGAAAGTCAACTTTTGCTTCACAGTTTCCGGATGCGCTTTTCATAGATACGGAAGATAGCACGGTCAATTTGGATGTGGCCCGGCTTGACAAGCCATCGTCATGGACCATGCTCATGTCTGAAATCGAATACGTAAGGACCAATCCGGAAATATGCAAAACGCTCATAATTGATACCGCAGATTGGGCGGAAAGGCTTTGCATAGAACATATTTGTTCAAAGGCTCAAGTCGATGGCATTGAAGGATGGGGTTACGGCAAAGGTTATGTTTATCTCGAAGAAGAGTTTGGTCGATTTTTAAACAAGCTTCAGGAAATTATTGAGGTTGGAATAAATGTAGTTGTGACGGCTCACGCCGAAATCAAGAAAATTGAACAGCCCGAAGAAATTGGCGGATTTGACCACTGGCAGTTAAAACTTGAAAAAAAGACAGCTCCACTCCTAAAGGAATGGTCAGACATCTTACTGTTTGCAAACTATAAAGTTTTTGTCGTGAACGTAGACAACCAAGGCGCAGCTAAAGGGAAAAACAAAGCCCAAGGCGGCAAGCGCATAATGTACACTACTCATACTCCATGGTGGGACGCCAAGAACCGTCACGGCCTGCCGGATGAATTACCGTTTGAATACCAGGCGATTGCTCATTGCATACCGCAAACAACCACCAAGCAGGAATCAAAAGCAGAACCTAAGCCAGAGCAAAAATCTATCTTCCTGGACGACGATCCGGCCTTGAAGAGAAATGACAGCACCACAACAACGCAACAATCAGAACCGGAGCCACCTAAGCAGGAAGAACAGCCCAAGCAACCAGAGCAACCAAAAACACAATGGCAGCCGCCGAAAGCATTAGAAGGTGTACCGAAACCACTGGCCGACCTTATGACAGCTAATCAGGTCACTATCGAGGAGATACAACAGGCCGTGTCAAGCCGGGGATATTATCCAGTGAATACTCCGATAGAAAATTATGACCCTGATTTTATTGCCGGTGTGTTAGTGGGAGCATGGGGACAAGTATTCCAAATGATTAAAGATTTTAGAGACGATTTACCTTTCTAAAAAAACAAATAAAAAGGAGAGAAAAAATATGGCTGAAAATAACGGATACGAATTAGGATGGGATGACCAGATCGAGAATGATAGTCCGGATTTTGTGATATTGCCTGAGGGGGATTATGACTTTGAGGTCATTGATTTTGAGCGGGCAAGGCATAACGGCAGTGATAAGCTGCCACCATGCAATAAGGCAATAGTTCACATCAAAGTTGAAGGCAAAGAGGGCATCAGCGTGATTAGACATCAGCTATTTCTACATTCAATCACTGAAGGGATGCTGTGCGCTTTTTTCACCGGCATCGGACAACGCAAGAAGGGCGAAAAGGTGACTATGAACTGGAACAAGGTTGTCGGTTCCGGAGGTAGGTGCAGAGTCGGAATTAGGAAATATGAGGGTAAGGATTATAACGAAATTAAAAAGTTTTACGAACCGCCTGAGGGTCCGCAAGGCAGCCAAAAAGGCTTTACTGCCGGGAGTTTTTAGATGGAACTTAGACCATATCAACAACAAGCAAGAGAAGCCATACAAGCACAATGGGCAAACGGCAACAGAAAAACCTTGTTAGTGCTCCCGACAGGAACCGGCAAGACAATAGTTTTTGCAAAGGTAACAGAGGATTGTGTGCGTGAAGGTGAGCGGGTTTTGATACTCGCTCATCGTGGGGAACTGCTTGATCAGGCAGCCGATAAACTGAGTAAGTCTACCGGGCTGAAGTGTGCAGTTGAAAAGGCCGAAGATACCTGCCTGGGGAGCTGGTACCGGGTTGCGGTTGGCAGTGTTCAGTCACTCATGAGAGAAAAACGATTGAATCAGTTTTCGCAAGATTACTTTGATTCAATCATCGTGGACGAGGCTCACCACTGCCTGTCTGACAGCTATCAGCGGGTGCTGGGCCACTTTGACGGGGCAAAGGTACTCGGGGTAACAGCTACACCTGACCGCTCTGATATGAGAAATTTAGGCCAGTATTTTGAGTCATTGGCCTATGAGTATACCCTGCCTAGGGCCATAAAGGACGGGTACCTGTGCAAGATCAAGGCCCAGACCATACCTCTAAAATTAGACCTTACCGGGGTAGGCCAACAGGCCGGAGATTTCAAAACTAGTGACCTGGGGACTGCCCTGGACCCGTACCTGTACCAGATAGCTGACGAAATGGCTAAGTATTGTATGGATAGGAAAACAGTAGTATTCCTACCGCTTATAAAAACATCACAGAAGTTCCGGGATATCCTGGAGTCTAAAGGTTTTAGGGCTGCCGAGGTCAACGGGGAGAGCGGGGACCGTGCTCAAGTGTTGGCTGATTTTGATGCTGGCAGGTATGACGTGCTTTGTAACTCCATGTTATTGACCGAGGGCTGGGACTGCCCTAGCGTGGACTGCATAGTCGTACTCAGGCCGACTAAAATCCGGAGTCTATACTGTCAGATGGTCGGCCGTGGTACCAGACTATTTGACGGGAAAGACCATCTATTATTACTGGATTTTCTTTGGCATACCGAGCGTCACGAGCTCTGTCATCCATCCCATCTGATTTGTGAGTCTCCGGAAGTAGCTGAGATCATGACCAAAAACATAGAGGAATCCGGAGAACCGCTCGACATTGAGGAGGCCGAAGCTCAAGCTGCCGAGGACGCAGTACAGGCCCGGGAAGAAGCCCTGGCCAAACAGCTCCAGGAAATGCGGCACCGTAAAAGAAAACTTGTGGACCCGCTCCAGTTCGAAATGAGTATCCAGGCTGAGGATCTAGCGGGATACGTCCCGGCGTTTGGGTATGAAATGGGGCCACCGAGCGAGAAGCAAGTCAAGACACTTGAGAAGTTGGGCATCTTCCCGGACGAAATTGAGAGCGCAGGAAAAGCGGGAAAGATACTCGACAGGTTGGACAAGAGAAGGCAGGAAGGCTTAACCACTCCTAAACAAATACGGTTCCTAGAGCAAAAGGGATTTCAGCATGTGGGCACGTGGCAGTTTGACCACGCAAGAAAGCTGATAGACCGGATCGCTGGGAACGGTTGGAAAATCCCGCGTGATATTAAACCTGCTGAGTATAAGGGGGTCTAATATTGAATAAACAAACGAACCTCATAGAACTCCTGGACTATATTGACCCCGCTATGCTCGAATACCAAGATTGGGTAAATGTCGGAATGGCACTCAAGGACGCGGGCTATACCGCTTCAGACTGGGACGCATGGAGTAAGCAAGACGTAGGACGATATCATGGAGCAAGTGGCGAATGTTTCCGTAAGTGGGACACTTTCCGGGGGTCCTCAAAACCTGTAACAGCTGGAACGATAGTAGCGCTTGCAAAGGACCAGGGATGGAGACCGGAACGAAGCGACAGCCACGAACTGGAATGGGACGCCGTGATCGGCGGCAAAGATGACCTGGTAGTCGTGGACAAAAACTGGGTGGAGGGCCAGGAAGTAATAGAGCCCGATACATGGGATCCTGTAGCTGACCTGGTGAAATACCTAGAGATCCTTTTTGAAGCTAGTGAAAATGTTGGTTATGTAACAGATTCATGGGAGAAAGACGGAAAATACCTACCCACAAAGGGCTGCTGGGACAGGACAGCCGGGCAACTAATAGACCACCTAGGCAAGTGTAACGGTGACATCGGCAGTGTACTGGGTGACTACAGGCCGGAGGTCGGGGCGTGGATCCGCTTCAATCCGCTGGATGGTACCGGAGTCAAAAACGAGAATGTAACAGATTACCGCTTTGCCCTGGTCGAATCAGACGATATGGAAATAGACAAGCAAAATGCGATTATCCGGGAGTTAGAACTACCGGTGGCCTGTTTGGTACACAGTGGGCGCAAAAGCCTCCATGCCATTGTCAGGATCGACGCAGGGAGTTATGACGAGTACCGGAAACGCGTTGATTACCTTTATAACGTGCTTAAGAAAAACGGCCTGAAAGTAGACACGCAGAACCGAAATCCATCAAGACTTAGTCGGGTGCCTGGAGTCATGAGGAACGGCCAGAAACAATTCCTTGTCGATACCAACATAGGTAAGGAATCGTGGGCAGAATGGCAGGAGTGGATTGAGGGCATAAACGACGACCTGCCGGAGCCGGAAAGCATGGCAAGTGTGTGGGATAATCTGCCGGACTTAGCACCACCTTTGATTGATAACGTACTCAGACAAGGCCACAAGATGCTTTTGGCAGGTCCATCTAAGGCAGGTAAGAGCTTTGCACTGATTGAGCTATGTTGTGCCATTGCCGAGGGGAGAAAGTGGTTAGGCTGGCAGTGTACACAAGGAAGGATCATGTACGTAAACCTAGAGCTTGACCGGGCCAGTTGTCTACACCGCTTTAAGGACGTTTACAATGCCTTGGGTTGGGAGCCTAACAATTTAGGGAATATCGATATATGGAATCTTAGAGGGAAGTCAGTCCCAATGGTCAAATTGGCTCCTAAACTGTTTC